GATCGACAACTGCCCAACCACACTTGGATTAAAGTGTCCGATCTGCGAAGCCAATAGCGAACTTTGGAACAGCGGTGTTGAGAAGGACAAGGACATTGCTCGTAACCGTAAGCGCAAGCTAACCTACATCAGCAATATTCTTGTTGTCAGCGATCCTTCCAACCCACAGAACGAAGGCAAGGTGTTCCTCTTCAAGTACGGTACAAAGATCTTCCAGAAGATTCAGGAGGCCATGCAGCCTCAGTTCAAGGATGAGGAAGCCATCAACCCATTCGACTTCTGGAAGGGTGCTAACTTCAAGCTTAAGATTCGTAAGGTCGCTGGTTACACCAACTACGACAAGTCTGAGTTTGATAATGCGACAGAACTCTATAAGGGTGATGACGAGAAGCTTGAGAAGCTGTGGAAGACACTTTACAAGCTTCAGGACTTTGTTGCTCCTAGTGAGTTTAAGTCATATGACGAACTCAAGAAGAAGCTCAACGACGTTCTCGGTGGTGACATTCGCAGTGTTGCCCCTTCCGCTAAGAGAGCGGAGGACGAGGACGAAGTGGCTGAGGCTGCTCCTGCTCGGAAGGCTCCCAAGCCTGACGAGGATGAAGACGCGCTTGAATACTTCAAGCGACTGGCAAAGGAAGACTAAAACTTCTACTCAGTCTAAAACCCTCCACTCCGGAGGGTTTTTTATATTACCTAAAAAAATTGCAATATCTTCATCATATCCTAAAGTTGCAGATATTTTTTTGTTTTTATCTAAGATATTAGCTCCAGCATAAGAATTGACTGTTGGTTTAAAAGTATCTAATTGATTTATCATCTTTTTTTCTTTTTCGCTTTGTGTTTGTATTGCATCTGTGATCTGTTCTATTTTTTTCATAAGATCATCACTAATGCCCATGTCTCTATTCATTCCACTGAGCAAATTCAGATCAGGAACCGCAGAATCATTTACTTGAAAATTTGGAATTACTCCTAGTTCCCCCATATTTCTCTGTCTAGATTCTGGAAACATAGAGGGAATAAAATTTTCTACTTCATCTAAAACATCAGAACCGCCAAGATCGTCTTCAGGAAGAAATTCTTCAGGAAACATATTTTCTGCTGTTTGATCAAAATACGGAGTTTCCTCTTCCTCTCCTCCCGATAACATTTTTCCAAATATAGAAAAGTCTAATTTTTGACCTGTTCCTTGAGGAAGCACAGAAGCTATTAAATTTAAAAAATTACTTTCTTCCATTATTCTTTTCCTCTTCTAATTTTGTTTTGTGTTGAGTATAGTAAATTTCTCTTTCCCAAGGAAAACACATTTCTACATCCTGAACCGACATTACTTTACTATAAGCCATGAAATAATTTAACTTATAGAAAGACATTAAATCAATGTGGTTCAGGAGAATGTAAAAAAATTTAAAAACCCATCCAATTTAGTTTTTCTTTGTATTCCATCTGAAGTTGTATATTCTACAATAAAATACGTTTTTGGTAATTCGGAAATAAATTTCTTAATTTCTGAATATTCCTTTACAGTCAATTCTGCCAGTATTTTTTCAATTTCATCATTGCTTAGATCATACCGATCATAAACAGAATCATCTTTAATTATTTTTTCTAGTGATGCTTTGATTATATGTTTTATATCAAAATCGCCATTTATTTCTAATATTCTTTGTACTGTAGGTTCATCGAAGATTATTTTGAAAGATTCGTCTATTTTCAATTCAAATGATTTATTTTTATTAGAAAAAATCATTTTTGATATATCTAATTCTCCAGTTATCTGTTCTTTTGTTTCTGGACATATAAAATTGGTTTTTACTATCTCTCCTACAGATTTTGCTCTTAAGCTGCAAAATAATGCTTCTAGATCTTGTAGAGTTAATTTTTCTTCATTTAGATTATCAAAACAATTACTTAGTAAAGAAACCACATTATTGATTATTAAGATTGCATTTTTTTCTTCTTTTATAAGAAGTAAATTCTTTTCATCAGATACTAAAAATGGTCTAAAGAAAATTTCTTTTCCTGTACTAGGCTGAACACAATTATATTTTGGATAGTTTCTTGTTAAATTTTTCATGTTATTTGTTTTGCGGTATAGTTTCTAAAATTGAACAACACATCATACATTAAAATTTGATTATTTACCATAGCACTCATTTGTATTGGCATTATTGCTAATGGATAAACTTCTCTAAAAATAAATTTAGATTTTGTTTTACCGTTCATATCTAAACAATTAATTGTTATAGCACTTTGTCTAACAAAATCATCATATGGTCTTGAAAAGGAAAACCCATAAAAAAAATCTGGATTTGAACCATCATTTACCAAAGTATTCATCCATCTTTCTATATTAGTATAAGTGCTCCAATTTTGTTCTGCTGGAAAAGTAATTAATAAATTTGGATTTTGTAAAGATAAATAAGAAATATTCAAAGGAACCATTCGACCAAATCCTGGCCCCGGTAATTTATCAGCAATAGTGTCTATTTGGCGACCACCAAATTCTATTTGCTTAGGATTTAAAATATCTAAATTGATATAAGATATTTCTGATGGAGGATATATTTTTACAGAATATCTGTTGATTCTCTGTACACCTCCAGCGTTTTCGATTTTAATTTTTAAATCGTTTATAGAATTGCTCATTTGAATATGTTTTTTTCTGTTAGAAGTTTAAATTCCCATTCATTGTTTTCGCAAACCATTTTTGCTGCATTCCATTTAGCCTCATTTATGACATATGTAATAACTTCGTCTTTATAAGACTTTCTTTTTGGATTTTTTGGTTGTTTAGTCTGTTTTTCTGGTTTGACTTCGACAATCATAACCTTACTTTTACCATCTTTACAATTTAGCATTACCATAAAGTCTGGATAATAGGTATGCTTTTTTCTATCGACAGGAGAAAGATAAGGAACTTTTATACACTCATAACACCATTTGATAACATTGTCGTTGCTGTCAAAATACTTGCAAAGTTTTCTTTCCCATAAAGATTTGCAAAGTATTTTTTCTGCATTACCAACATACTTTTCCTTATTCAAAGGTACAAATTTTGTTTTGTACGGCATAAACTATATATTAGGAGAAAAATGCCATATACCTTTCCATTAACAGATGCTAATGAAATCCCCCATTGGGTTTTATTTGAGGCTGCTGAATATAGTGTTCTAGCAGTAGATAGAACTAGAAATGCTATTTCTCAAAGATCTTATGATTACATCCAGCTACCTCTACCATTAGGTATAAGCATTTCTACTCAACATGCATTTTCAGAAGGTCCTAATCCAGTCGGTCCTCTTATGAGTGCTGCTTCAGCAGCAAATTCAAGTGGTAAATCACAATTCGAAAAAGATGCAAATCTTATGGGAAGATTAATTCTTGATCCTTTGATGATGATGATAGATTCTTATAATACGACTGGTACTCAGCAAATGTTTTCCAACATTACTGAAATGTCATTATTTAGTGAAGCTCGTAGAGTATTTGTATTTCAATATGCATTTGTTCCTAAAAATTTTGAAGAATCTAGAACAGTAGCAAATATTTGTGAAGCTTTTAGAGTTTCTTCTTATCCTTCGTCAACCAATGTACCTGAAAGAATATTACCACCTCCTTTATGGAGAATACAAGTTATGGGCGAAGGAGATCCTAATCTTTTAACAAAGGCTTGGTTAGGAGATCCGCTAGTATGCGTTTTGGCTACAGTAGAAATAAATAAAATCCCATTTGGTCAGAATGATACTGCTAGATTCTTTCAAGATGGTGGTCCTGCTGCTACAACAATGACTTTATTCTTTAAAGAGTTTGAAACTGGAACATTAAAAGATGGAGCAGTTTATAGTAAATCCGAAATATCCAGATTAGAACAAGGTTTATCTTTATGATTTTTGAAAATTTTAATAAAATCGCATATAATTTTTCTGGAGTAACACAAACAATACTTGATTTGTCTTCAGAATATAATTTAGATATTTACGAAAACTCATTATATTCTATTAAAGTAGATAATGATTTATTATTAGATAAAGTTTCTATTGATTTATATTCTGATGAAAAATACTATTACAGTCCTTTATATACATCAAATATATTAAATCCTTTTGAAGAACTTCCTCCACCTACTAAAAAAATAGAAGATGACTTAGGTATTTACTTTTCTTTATTTTGCTTTCCCACAGGAGCATGTTTTGAACAAGGAGATTTAATAGTCAAAATCAATAATTCATATGTTGCAGGATTTAATCCAACTACTGATTTTGCATATGTGGTAGATATTGATCTTGAAATTGATAAATTAAAAATTCTTATGGTAGGTTCTCTTGCAACAGGATCTAATACAAATAAGGTATTTAGAAAAGAAAATTCTTCTTGGGAAGAAGTTTCTTTCGATACATTTAATGTCAAACAAATACAAAAATTCCAATCTTCTCCTTATGGGTTCATTAACAGCGAAGGAATTTTTACTAAAAATCAATCCGTTGCTGGATTCACTATCGGAGGAACTACTTCTAATTATGTTCCTGTCACAGAAGAACAAAATTTCAATTCTTCTAAGAATATAATGATAGTGGCTAATAATACCGTGATTAAAAATATTGAGGATAATATAAATGGCATTAGCTGATCTAGTAAGAATAAATTTAATAGAAATAAAACATGCTAGAACAAATGAAGTTTGGAAAATTGTAGAAAACGAAAACAGTAATGGCTTTCTAGAAAAACTTACATTTGATGAAAGTATATTTGGGTCTGTTCCTTCTGGATTTATACTAGCAAGAGATCCGGGAGATATGATTGCCGATTTTAATTTTACTGGTAAAGATAATATAAAATTTGAAATAGTTGATAGAGTAGGAGTTACTTTATTAGTCGATGATTATTACATTTATCAAGTTTCAAGAGCCACTGACTATACAGATAGAACACAGCCTAGAATGGTTGTATTAAAATTTGTACATGAATCATATTTCTTAAATGAAAGAAAACCATTTATATACGAAGAAGATATTAAACCGATCTGTTCGTCATTTAGTAGAGAACTTCCGCCGGAAACTACAACTACTCCGATTTTTCCCGGAGTTCCACCTACTGAGCAACCCCTCTGGGCTTCTACGTTTAGAAGTACCCCTGTTTTGTCGGGGGATAGCTGGGTATCAACTATATTTCAAGAATATTTCCCAGAAGATGAGTACAAAGTCAGCGATACAGGAAACTACGCTTGGCTTAAACCAAAACCAATAACATATCCTTCTGGTAGAGTAGTTGATCAAACAAAAATATTGCCTCTTTTAAATTATATGGCAACAAATGCAAATACAAAAGAGACAACTGATTCTAAACCAAGAGCAGATTTTTTCTTCTGGAAAGATTTGAAAAGCACCAACTTCATGTCTGTAACAGATATGATTTCCAAACAACCAAAAGCTAATTATTCTGTACTTGCAAGAGATAGCTATGATAGCGATATATTTTTGGAAAGAAGAGAAAAGATTGATAGCATAACTTTCTTTCCATCATTCTCATTAATGGAACTAGAAAATTCTGGTGCTTTTTCTTCTTATTATGAAAGAGTTGAACCAAATTTAGAAAATCCATATTTTTCTTATTCTGATTATGGAGTAGGAATTTTAAGAACAAATATAATCTATAAGATTTCTGATTATTTCCCATCTGAGTTTTATAATTTCTATCAAATAGGAGTTACTAATCAATTCGAAGCTTCGACAGAAGAAATAATCAAAGGTGATCAATTATCAATAGAATATTTTGATGAGCGTAAAGGAATAACATTAAACATTTATACAAAAAGAGTATATGATGATAATAAATTTGGATACTTTGATTATAGTTATTTCAATAGCTATCAAGAAGAACCCGCATATTCGTATCATACAGAACAAGGCATAACAGCAGAGGAAATGAAGGGAGAGCGTTGCTCTCAGCTGATGTGGCAGACAATGTTTGATATAGATGCTTTTGATCCAATTGTTGGTGGATCGGGATTAAACGGTTCGAATATTCCTACTGTAAATGATGAACCTTTGATCATAGGAACTAATGATATACTTGGATTTGGAGATGATATATTTTCAGATACAGCACCTGAAAATCCAAATCCAAATAAAAATATAGCAAAAGTAATAATTAAGCTTAAAAAAGATTCTAGAACCAAAAGAGCAAATTATTTGGCTTTAAGAAGAATAAAAGAAAAATGGAATATCTTTAAATATGTTGTTTGCTGCATTGATACCAATACTTCATTCTGGGCTTTAATTACAGGAGCAACTGCTATAACAGGTGCTACGCAAGCTACAGCATATACAAAAGCAAAAGCATATCGTTACAGCTGGCAAGAAGTTGAATTTTTCCCAGAGATGCTTATTAGCATAACTGGTATAAGTGGTTCAACCTGTATTCCTTGTTCGGAGATAATTGGAGGAAGTGGATGTACTTCTTGTGCCTATTCATGTACTGGTGGGACCTTTGGATTTACTGGTATGGAGTATGAATATATTGAATCTCATCCCGGATTCAAAGTAGTAAGCTATCAGTGGGGAAGATCTGGAGGATATACTCAAGGATTTGAAGCATATAACATAAATGAAATAATGAATTATGAAAGTGAAGAAAAACAATATGCTGGACCGGGAACTAATATGTTGGCAGATGGATATCCTTTAGGATTTAAAAATCAAGCTGTAGGACATCATCCTAATACAGATAATCCATGTGTATCAAATATACACGGACAAATAGTTAGAATGTATCAAATAGAAATCCATGATGTTAGAGGATTATCTTATTGCCCAGAGCAATTAAAACTTACCCCTTATTTTTACTACTTCGATGTACAGAATGATAAGGAAGGAGACTGTGTAGAATGTTAGACGTAAATTTCGTAAGAGATATAGTTACAAGAGCAAATGTTTATAAAAACTCTAGCGAAACCTTCATGGAAGGTAAGGATTATAATTGTGCAAATCCTGAAGCAATAAATGAAGGATATCCAAGAACAATACAGGAATGTGAAGCTAGATTTTTTGAAAATTATGATGGTATAACTTTAAAGCCAGAGGAATGTGAACCCAGTAACTGCGAATTGCAAGATTTATATAAAAATATAAAACTTTGTGAGGGCATATCATCAGAATTAGGACCAACATATCTTGGTTGTTTGCTAATAGATCCAAATGCACCATATTGCTGCGATTGCCCAAAACAAGGGAAAGATTTTTATAAGTTATTGAATGTAACTATTAAAAATTCTACTTTCTGGAAAACAGATCCAGTAACTCCACTTTTTAGAAATAGTCTAATGGCTCTTATGGATGCCGTTAAAGTAAATATAAGAGTTAGTGGAACCTTTAAGGTATCTCCCGGAGATGTAGTTGACATATACGATCCTCCAAATCCAATGTATCAGCAGTCTCCGAGCAAATTGAATGGAAAATGGTTGGTAACAAAAATAAACCATACTATATTTAAAGATAGACACCATGAAATGATTTTAACTTTATCCGCATTTGGAAATGCTGTACAAGGTCATAATTTCATGGATACGTCTGATTCGTCAGTAGAACCGTTAGAAAGGATTCAGAGATGAACAACAAAAAGAAAGATTTAGATATTTTTCTAAGAGAATTAAATGGAGATTTTGTAAAAAAACAAGACTCCGGGTTAAATAATCAAAAAATTAGAAATCTTTGTCTAAATGAGCAAGGAGACATGAGATTTAAAAATTCTCCATTTTCGGTGCATGCTTTAAAATTTAATAAATCTAAAGTAACAGAATACTATGTAACCACAAAATTAGGAAATAAAATAAAATATGCTATTTCGGGACTAACTAATATCGTAGTCTCTTTGGATAAGTCTTCTGTATTTTCTGATAAATCTATCGGTATAATAGTAACTTACAGCACTGAAACTAATACTAATACACTTAAAATAACATTACCTAAATAATTACATGAATCAGCCCATTAATTTAGTAGATTTAGATTTCAATAATTTAAAATCAAATTTGGTTTCGTATCTAAAAACTACGAAAGTTGGACAAGAATTTGATCTGGATAGTAGCGATACTTCCATTGATATGATTAATGGGCTTTTGACTTATAATACTCTTATTTGGTTACATTATATTCATGTATTAAATAATGAGTCATTTATCTCTACTGCAAAAAATGTAGAATCTGTTTCTAAATTACTACAAGTAATAGGGTTTACACCACCAACAAAAAAATCAGCAGTTTCTTTAGTTACCTTTACAAAAAATAATAGTTCATTAGCTCAAGTTGATACATTTGCTATACTAAAAGGCAAAAATATAGCTACAAATAACTCGGCAAATTTCTATTATATTGGTCCTAGAATTACTCTTGATTCGACTTCTACTTTAGAATTTTATGCTGGGAAAAAATTAGTTAACAATATTCCTATTCAAGTTGATTTGGATAATCAAGAATATCAAATACCTGATAAAGATATTGATATTAGAACTGTTCTCGTTTCTGTTGATGGAACTTATTGGACTAATTATACTAATATACCTATACTAGGAACAAATGTAAATTCACAAATTTTCTTCTTGGTAAAAAAGGGAGATTATTATTATATTAAATTTGGTAAAAATCTTCAGTCAGAAGACATCAATAGTATTGGTAAAGATATAACCTCAGCTAATGTAGTTATCATTTCTTATGTTATTTCTTCTGGAGAAGCAGGAAATAATGTAACTTTCTCTTCTGTTACAGAATTTTTATCAAATGGATCTCTAAATATTCCTTCTGTTTCGATAACCTCTACACAGTCAAGTGGTGGTTTTGATCAACCGGATATTAACTATTTAAAATATTTGGGGCCAAGATATTACGGATATTCATCTTTAGTTACATCAAGTGATTACGAAGCAGTTATAGCATCATCAGGATATGTTCCTAATGAAACTGATATAGAAAATCAAATAGCAGTTTTTGATGGACAAAATTTTAATTCTGTTTATGGTAAAATTTATTACTCTGTTATAGATTTAACAGCTTCATCATCAGAAATATCTTCTTTAACCACAAAATTACAGGATAAATCTGTTGTTGGATTAACTGTCGTTTATTTGGAAAGCGACGATTTTGTAGGAAATCTTACGCTAAATGCAACGTATGATTCAACGAAAACAAGTAAAAGTAAGATACAATTAAATGCAGAATTGAAAATTGGTCTTGAAAATGTATATGGTATGAACAAATTCAACCATGATATATCTAAAAGCAATCTTGTTTTATTTGTTCTTAATAGAGATCCCGGTCTTTCAATTAATGAATCATCAATTACAATTACATTTGATAAAGTAGTTGATTTAGATGTTTCAAGAAATATAAGATTCTATCATGCAATAAGTAGTTTTACTACAACACTAGTTTCTACCAATTTGTCTGGTAGTAATGTTAAATTTAAAAATACATCAACATCAGTTCCCGGTCTTAGTGGATATAATTACATTGGAGCATATCTTTCAAATGATACGGCAGTGAATCTAAAAGTCGGAGTCTATAATCCATCTACAGGACACATTTTGTTCTACGATAATGTAGATCCATCTGACACATTTACTTTAACTATTACCCCCAATACAAACAATATAAAGCCAAAAAATAATATGGCTGTAGAGTATTCAGTAGCTAATATTACAATAACAGATATATGATAATCTTTT